CAAGATGCTCTGGATTCGATGTTGGCATTTGACAAGGGTCAGATTGTCATCCCCACTGGGGGTGGTAAGACTCCTGTTATGTTCCACGATCTGATTGTCAACTGTCAGTATATCGACAATGGTATGACTACCGTTGTTGTTGCTCCTCGTATTCTGCTGGCAGAACAACTCTGCTCTGAGTTCTTGGAGCACATTGATACTACTAATACTCACATTCTTCACGTTCACAGTGGAGAAACGCACCACTTCTCTACTACTAACCCTAGTAAGATCAACCTGTTCGTCAATACTGCACGGACTGCTGGTGAGAATGTAATCATCTTCACCACCTATCATTCTCTGCATCGTCTGCAACAGGCAGATGTTGAGGTCAATACGATTTACTTTGATGAAGCACACAACTCTGTTCAGCGTAACTTCTTCCCTGCTACGGAGCACTTCTCTGCTGTTGCTGACCGCTGCTATTTCTTCACTGCTACTCCTAAGCATTCTCTTACTGTTTCCAAGCCTGGGATGAACGACCCTGAGGTTTATGGTCCTGTTATCTGTAATGTTCCTGCTCCTAAGTTGGTAGAAGAAGGTTATATCCTTCCTCCTAAGGTTGTTGTGAAGCAACTGGATATGGTACAGGATAAGCAGATGATTGCTGACCGTGATTCCCAGAACCTGCTGGACACTATTGATGAGAATGCACTGGATAAGATTCTTATCTGTGCTCGTTCTACCAAGCAGATTGTCAAACTGCTGGCGGAATCTGACTTCCGCAAAGAGTTGTCCGAGCGTGGTTATTCGGTGATGTATATTACTTCCAAGACTGGTGCTATTATTGATGGTCAGAAGGTCAACCGTGAGGTATTCTTTGATACTCTGAATGCCTGGGGTAAGGATCCTAACAAGAAGTTTGTTGTTCTGCACCACAGCATCCTGTCTGAAGGCATCAACGTCAGCGGACTTGAGGCAGTTCTGTTCATGCGGAACATGGATTACATCGGAATCTCCCAGTCCATCGGGCGTGTCATCCGCCTGGGAGGCGCTCAGAAGACGTTTGGACTCGTCTGTGTGCCTGTCTATGATAAAGTGGGTATCAGCACCGCCAAGAGTGTTCAGGCGGTCGTTGACACCGTTTTCCAGCAGGGTCTGCCTGCTGTGTCTGTGATCCGTCGCTGAAACTGGCACACTCTGCCCCCACACCACCCCCATTCTGCTATAATACTTAAGTAATCAAAGAAAACCGCCATGAAGTGCAAAGTCACTCTCTATGATGCTGGAACCGTTTTTGAGGAGATTGTTATTGCCCGCGACTATCAGCAGGCAAAGCAGAAAGCAATGGCACGCAATCCTGGTTCTACCCATGTAAGTACCACTGCTATATTCGATAACAATTCTAATAATTCATCTTCCAGTTCTTCTAGCAGTTCTAATAGTTTTTCTGGTGGAAGTTCTTCATCTGGTTCTGGTGAAGGAATGTTTGGTCTTGCTATTATTATCGGAGCAATCTGGGCATTGATGGCATTTCTTCCGTGGGTTCTAATGGGTCTTGGTGGTTGGTTTGGTGCCTGGGCAGGCAATAAGACTGGTAAGGTAAGTTTGGCACTTATTCTTTCTCTTCTTGCTGGTGGATTTGGTTACTATCAGGGTGATAAATTGCAGCAAGAATGGAATTCTGATACTACCACTGTGGAGCAAATCCAACAATGAGTTTTCAGAGACCCTTCATTGACCGTCCTGGTGTCTTAGATGATACTGCTGGAGATCCGCAAGGTTATGTAACAAATGATGGAATGTGGGCTGCAGTGCCTATAATAGGTTGCAAAGCATTTGCCATCATTAACAATGGTTCTGTCGTCCATGAGGCACGGAACTATACATCAGCAAAGAACTACATTCTTAAGGAAATGAAAAAGTCCAAAAAGAAGTAGTGTAAATAATACAAACAGGAAATAATCCATGAACGAAAAACACGAAAAGCGTAGAGATGCACTGGGTTTGTTTTATGAGAGCGTCTTAAAACCAGACCCCGAACTGCGGAACTGTGCTCACAATCAGAAGTGTTTTAATGAGTTGATGGAATGGAGGGACGAAATCATCCGTTATTTGGATGAAAGGAGAAACCAGGAGTTCCACTGATGGACTCCCATTACATATTATTCACACTGTTTGCAGTGGCAATGTACTTCATCGTAACTGATGATAGCGTTGCCGCTGCATTTTTTTATGTCACAAGGTTAGCAAAAGCATACATTCAGAGACAGTTGTGGTGGTTTACACATAATCCCCGCAATCCCGTGGTAAAATATATGATACATCGTCGTTCTCTTAAAATGGCAGAGGACTTGATGAAAGAAATAAATACCAAAGAGGAGACCAAGGACTGATATGTTATCTACACAATATCGCCTTCGACTGGAAGCAATCTGTGAGAAGATTGTGGCACAGGAATCAGTAGGTCTGGAGGACATGATCTGGGCAGAGAAACTTGCCAAAGCAAATACTTCTGCCAGAGAGATACTTAAGAGAGCAAGAGGACGTGCTGCCAACCCAGATATGGTGGAAGGTTCACTTGATGATTTTATGAATATTATGGGGATAGGTGACCCTGACCCATCAAATCATCGCACTGGTTTTGGTAGTGCTGATGAGATTGTAGATTGGTTTAATGAGGATCGCCCTGATGACTGGAGGCAACGTGACTGAAACAGCAGTAATTTATTCTAACGGAAGCCAAGAATGTGAGCGTATTGGTATGCTACTCAAAGCATTGGGTGGTGAGTTTCATGAGTATATTCTTGGTAAAGACTTTGATCAGAAAGCATTTCGTGCAGAGTTTGGACCAGAAGCAACCTACCCACAAGTTGCCTATGGATCAAAACACATCGGTAGTATGAAGGAGACACTACACTTTTTGTGTGCTGAAGGAATTATCTGATGAAGTACGAAGAGTTTATTCATAAGGGCACTGATTTCTATATGGATATGGTGCGTCTTGTTGATATTAAACTCAAGTATCGTATGGATTTCACTGATGAAGAAAAGGAAGTGAAAGATCATATCATGGAGTTTCAGAAGCAAATTAAGATAAATGAGTTAAGAGATCGCTTTGAGAAGTGTTGGGAGGTTGATGAATGAAACCTTTAATCCTTGTTGCTTGCTTTTTACCTCTTGTTGTGATATGGTTGGTAATGAAACTTTCGTTATGGATTTCTGCCGTCAACGAAGAGCAAACTTATGTCAGAGAGGACTCCAAACGACCACACGGACCCTACGTGGAAAATGCATATGGAGACGTTGATGAAGAAGAAGAGAATTATTGAGACCAAAGAAATTATTGACCAGGCAATCTGGGAGTATTACTTTGAGAAAGGACTTCCTGTGCCTAAATGGAGAATGGAGAAAGACCCCCAGTGGTGGACTGATTATCTGAAAGAGCTTGACAATGAAGTTTAGAGGCACTATAATACCAAGCATATACAGCATCGTTATGGACTACAAACCCTACTCCCCAGAGTGGCACAGGAGACGCTACCTGAAGGAAGCACTGGATAAGTATTTTGATGATTATGTGGATACTGATACTATCCGCGAGGACTTGCTGAGTATTCTATCTGAGCGGTCTGATAAAGCATATGCCGAGTTTATGCGTATCAATGAACTTGAGCGGGCACTACAGTGAGAGACAAGATAGTTTTTGTCCTTCCATTCTTTCAAGTTATCATTGCTCTGGTAACTCTTTCTAAGATACCAGAACCACCTCCACAATACTTTTGTGAGCAAGGTAGAGACACTTATGGTAACGCATACCCAATCATTATTTGTAACCCACAATGACCTACGAAGCAGAAGTACAATTTAAGTTTGATGCTACCTACACTCATACCTACGGTTCTTTTCTGGATGCTGATGATTACATTCCTGAAGAGCATTACAAAATCACAGCACCTGCTGCTGATCTCAATGCCAAACAGTATTTCAAACTGTTTGAGAAGTTCATGCTCTGTGTGGGTATGACTCCTGAGTCTATTCGCTCTGCTGCTATGTCATTGGTCTTCAATGATTATACTAATGAAGAAGAACAGCGTAAGGTCTGTAAAGAGTATGAACTGACTATGGATGAGGACCTGGAGAAGAAATACCAGGACTTCAAAGAGCGTGATGCTCAATGGGAAAAATTGAATGCCCATTATGAGAATAACTTTGGTAGTGAACCCAAAGACTGGGGTCGTTTCCAACACTTTGCCAAATACACTGATGATGACTTGAAGAAGATGAGAACCATGTATGATACTCTTTATTCTGAAGATGTAGATAGTGCTGATGGAGTAGCATGAGTCATTTTGTAAAGAATCCAGACGAAATAGTGCTCGAAGATGTTAGAATGTTTCACTACGAAACTATGGAGGAGGGACGCCATGTATGGATTGGCATCTACGGCAATGATGGTAAAATCTACCACATGAACATTAGTGGCGACAACCTTAAAGTATATTATTCCAATGAAACTCTTTGATTATGTCTACTACGAAGATTTTGGACATGAGTGGTATTTCCAACTGCTCCCAATCTCCAATCGTTTTGCACTCATTGATATGGTAATTCAGTGGGATGACTTTGCTCCTTCTGAATGGTATCCATATGGAGTCATTGGTATTGGTCCTCGTGACATTGGTTTCACATTTAGGTGGAGGAAGTTTGAACTTCGTTTTGATGTGCTAGACTTTGAACCACGCAATCTATCAAAGTATCGTCGTTACAAATCAGGTGATTACCGATGACTGAAGACATCCAACAACCAAATGGAGATTTCCTAAAGAACTATCCTGATGTCACCCGTGTTGAAGTGATTACTGGTGAAGGAAGAGAATTTGTGAGATACGAATGCTCTAATGTTCAAGTATCACTTCAGGATGACGGACAAACAATCAAAGTATTTCTATCATGACTGACGAACAAATTAAAATGCTCCGTCGTCTCATTCAAGATGAGATTGAATGTGCCCAGATTGATGGATTTGAGCACGGACAATGGGGATGGGCAGAAAAACAACTGGATGAAGGATGGAAAGAGTTTCAGGAGAGTTTCAATGACTGAAGAAGATAAGTATGCTCTCAAAGAGTTGCTCAGTGGTGTTGGTGTATTTCTTGGTGCCTCTGCTGTCTTCATCATTATTATGCTTGTACTAGCAAAAGTTGCTTCAGGTGATAAACCAATCAACTCTGCATCATTTGAAGTGGTTGACAAATACAAAGAATGTGATATAGTAAGGTATGCACCACATCAAGTTGCAGAGTACAAGTATTTTCTTTATTGTGAGAATAACAAATGACTGAAGAACAAAGAAAAACAATTGAAGACGCACTCAATTCAATTCCAGTATCTGTAAGAAAAGGAATGTATGGAACTATGGAGGGAGTTGAAGAACAACTTGCTCGTGGTGATAAAATTATTTTTTATATGAAACCACATGAAGTTCCTGGTGGATTTTATATTGATAAGATGAATGTGGAGAACAACAAATGAGTATCCCACATTTCAAATCCCAACATGATTGGGAAGCATTTACCCAAATCTTTGATAGTCAGTGGCATTGTAAGAAAGCATTGCTGAATCGTGTCAAGGATGATCTTTTCCCCAATACATCTTGGAATGGACTTACATCTGGACACATGGAAGTGATCAATGACATCGTAACAAATCTCCTGTATGATGTAGATCGTAAGTTCAAAGAGACACACCAGGACTATAAGACTGATGATGATGAGATGTTCATTCCCTATCGTTCATTCAAAGAGAATGTGACTGAAGCACTTGAAGCTGCCATTGATGCTTATCATATTAAGAAAGAGTGTCCTCCTTGTGATACACTTGCTTGTGCTGATCACCTGACAGATGAATAGGGGTGTGTAAATACCTTATCCCTTGCTAAAAACTAATGGACCCATCCAGCATACAACTAGAAAGCACTGCAAAGATGTTTGAGTATGAAAGGTTGTCAAGAGAAATTGATAACTGCAACGACATTGATGTGCTTAAAAACATGCTGCGATGCTACATTAAACTGCACATGAAGCACCAAGAAGTTGCAAAGGATCTATTATTCAACAAATGAGCATAACCGAAAAGGATAAAATCTACAAGTATGTTTGGCAGTGTGCCTATCAACGTAGATACTTTGCTATGTGTAAAGGAGACTGGGACTTGTATAATAGAGAACACGAAACAATCCTAATGTGTCTTAACATTGCCAAGTGGACTGAGTTTGACACAGAAAAACCCAAATACTTTACAAAATACCAAGAATAATGTTAGAACTAACCTTAGCATCTTTACTGAATACAATGTCAGCAGACTTCTGTGCTCTGATGGAGACAGAAAAGGATGTTGTCAAATCTACCTTTCTTGCCTATAGTATGGCAAACAAACAGTATGGTCCTGATAATGTAATCAAGATCATTAATGATGCATCTCCCCTTGAAATTAAATCCCTTGCTGTTTCTAGTGTGATTACCAAATGCCCAAACAAACTGTAAAGAAGAAACCAACAACTAGGAAGGCAAAACCTAAAGTTGTTGCATACACTCCTGCTGACCTTGAGGTAGAATATCCTTATGATATGTTCCCTTGGAAACTCATTCATAATGAAAGAGGTGAGAAGCGTAGTTGCTATTTTCAGTGTGAAGAGCACCGTAAAAAGCACATTATGCGCTATAATCTAAACAAGAAAGACATTATCTTTATGGGGTACAAGTATGATTGACAATCCTATCTCTTATGTGAAGAACACACGACAAACTTATAGCAAACAGTATGAGACTGTATTGACCGAAGTTCAGGTACAGTTTGGTAATGAGAATCCTGCCTGGATCCCTTACGAAACTCTACTGGCAATTGAAGAACTTGTAAATGACTGAGAAATCCCTGGTGATGAACCTGGTGGTGCTGGGCTTGCTATTGCTCTGCGTTGCTGGTATAATCGTTGGAGGTTACATCCACGGCGATATGCACTTCGCCAAAGTATTGGAGCACTTAAAGAAATGACACAACGCACATTTACTGGAAAGACTGGAGATGTATGGACTTGGGAAGAAACTCCTGAAGTTGTAGCAGCACTCAAACAACTGCATAATACTTCTGTCAATAACCGAGTCAATCGTCCTCACGATTACCAAGGTCCATTGTATGCTCCCCATCCAGATCTTAAGAAAGATGCCTGAACTTACACAACATCAGTGGAAACTTATCTTTACTGCCGTTAGTAGTTACAGGGCAAATCATCCTTTGACTGTTCCTTGTTATAAAGGGATGAATGAAGATTTATCTCTTATTCTTGATATTATTCACCCCTACGCTAACTTAGATTATGAACACGAAACCACTGACACTTGAAGAAGTATTTGAAGCGGCAGATATCTTTTTTCCCATCTATGAGCATATTAAGCATCGTCTGCCCGCCGACACTAAGGTAGAAGATGTACTCAAAGTTACCGAGAATGTATGCACCTTAGCACACAAACTTCGTGCTGAGAAAGAAGCAGAAGCACTACCCTTTGGATTTAATAAGAAGCCTAATGACGGACAAGAAACTGATTGATGACTGCTTTTATGTTGTAAAGGCACGATTTCTCTGGCACAGTTATGATAAAGACGACAATGGTCTTGTCTCTGGTCTAACCGAAGACGTTTGTATTCGCATGACAAGATTCTATCTCAAAGGAAGACAAGAGGGATGGGATGATAAGACCAGTCGTGTTGTAAATAGTGGAGTTGTTGGTGGAAAACTCTGATTATCCTTATCACGAGTTGGACCCTACTACTCCCTGGTATGAGTGGTTAATGTATTGTGAGATTTGCCACCAGTTAAATGTTCCAAACCAACCAAAGTGGCAAAGGTATGCCGCATACAGAAATTATCTGAAAGAAGTGGGTGTATTATGAAACAAGATCCTTATTGGTTTTTTAGAAAGTGGGGGATACAAGAACCATCTCCACTTGAAGTGTTGGAGAAAAAGATTCAAGAACTTGAAGACCGTGTGCTTCTTCTTGAAGCAGAAAACATTGGACAATCTAATGCTTTATATGAGTGTTGGAACTCATTAGACGCTCGTATAGATATTCTTGCTGAAAAGTATAGGACTGAATGGGATGTATGAGTCATTAGATTGCTTCGAATCTGCTCTAAAACACTTTGGCACAAGAGTTGATGTTATCATTGCTATGGAAATGGCAGATAAGATTGACAGTGAAACTGCATATCAAAACATTAAACAAGAACTCAAAGAATTGAAGAGAGTTCGTAAGACTTGGAAACAAAATAGGGAGTGTGGTGATGACTGCTGATAATGATAGTCTCAAAATAACTCAAAACGAAGATGGATCCTTCACGATGGACTGGAGTAAAGATGATCCTAAATGGTCGTGGCTCAATGATCTTACGAGTGCTGAGATACAAATTATTGTAGAGCAAGCAATAGCAGATTTTCTTGCCGATAAATAATAGTGCTTGTTTGTCGTTATTCAAGCAAAAAGGGAGCGTTGCTCCCTTTTTTACTGCGTAAGTCTTATAAATATTATTAACGACAAACAAAGCAGATGGAATACTACACTTACGCTTACTTGCGTGAAGATGGAACCCCTTACTATATTGGTAAAGGTAAAGGTGGGAGATTATGTAAAAAAGGAAAGGGTGAAGTTGCCCCTCCAAAAGACAAAAGTAAGGTAATCAAACTCAAACAAAATATTACCGAAGAAGAAGCATTCAGGCACGAAAAATATATGATTTCTGTCTTCGGTAGAAAAGATTTGGGGACAGGTATATTGAGAAATAAAACTGATGGTGGAGATGGACCTTCTGGTTA